CTCAAGGTGTGAAAGTGCCAAAATTCAAACTTCCTTTCCCTATCAAGGCCTCAACGACTAGCGGGAGACCTATCGTCTGACGCAATGCTGAGCGAAGAACAGATCATCCAAAACTGGGAGAAATTCTCCTCACTCCTGCTCCAAACGGGCGACCACCGAATTGAGGGCATCCAGGCGATGCTGGATCACTTCGGAGACCGTCTTGTGACCGCCCCTGCGTCCTCACGTACGGAGTATCACAACTGCTTCGTCGGCGGGTTGGTTGACCACTCGTTGCGTGTTCTCAAGAACTGCTCGAGGATGATCAAGGTGTCCCCGGATGTCTACAAGGATATTCCGGAGGAGTCGGTCGTCTTCGCGGCGCTGCTCCACGATCTCGGCAAGGTCGGAGACATCGACAACGACAGGTACCTGCCGCAAACCAACAACTACTACCGCGAGAAGGGCAACCTTTACGAGATGAACCACGCGATGGACTACTCGACGAACGCCCACGCGAGCGTGTTCATCCTTCAGCACTTCGGCATCAAGACGACCTGGGGCGAGTGGGCCGCCATCCTCCTCAACGACGGGCCTGTGCTTGTGGAGAACAAACCGTACTGCATGAAAGAGCCAGTTTTGGCCTTGCTCGTTCATCAAGCAGACAGACTTTCGTGTGAGCAGGAAAAGCGACGCTGAAAGTTCAGCTAAGCGCTTGAACGGACTATAGTTAGTGGTACCTGCGACGGATGATCGTAGGTCAAAACATACCCTCAAAACATCCAAGAAAACGCAATAACGCAAATGGCAAAAGTAGACATCGCAGCACTTCGTAAGCGTCTCGAGCAGATCGGCGGCACCGGCGGTCGCGCCGGCGGAAATGGGAACAAGTTCCCCCGCTGGATGTACGAGAAGCCCGGCACGTACCACCTCCGTGTGATCCCCTTCGAGAACGTCGACCCTGGCGTCCCGTTCCCCATGCGGATCGTGTACTACGGCATCAACGCCAAGGGTGGTGGCATGATCGTCTCGCCTGAGAACGCGGGCAACGAGGATCCGATCAAGAACTTCCGCATCAGCCTGTACAACCAGGCGAAGGATCAGGCTCCTGCGCAAGCGGAGGAGACCAAGAAGATGGCGAGCCTTCTCAAGGAGAAGAGCGTCAACAGCGTGGCGATCGTCGACCGCTCGAACGAGGCCGCCGGCCCGCAGATGTGGTCCCCGAACTACACCGACGTGAAGCAGCTCGAAGGCCTGTTCCTCACGGACGCCGGCGACTACACCGACGTCGCGGAAGGCTGCGACATCACCCTTGTCGTGACGCAAGGCAAGAAGATCGTTCAAAGCGGGAAGCGCAAGGGCGAGCCAGTCCTCGAGGCGACCATCACGGCTGACCGCAAGAACACGCCGGCTCACGCGGACCCGGCTGTGATCAAGGGTTGGCTGGAGAACATGCCAGACGTGGATGCCTACTACCCGATCACCTCGACCGAGGAGACGGCGAAGAAGCTCCAGGAGTGGATCGACGCGGGCGCGCACGACGTGACCAGCGACGGCACCACACGCGGCGGCGCCGCTGAGAAGCCGCAAGCAGAGGCGAAGGCTGAGCCTGCGAAGGCGGAGGCCAAGCCGGTCGAACGCAAGCCGGCTCCGAAGCCTCCTACGGCCAAGAAGTCGATGCTCGCTGAGGTCGATGACAGCATGGATGACGCGCTCGACGACCTCGAGACCGGCACCTGACACTGAGACGAAGGGCCTTCACGGGCCCTTCGTCGTTTGCGATGGAAGCTCGTAGTTTGACGTGAGGTCGAGAGTACTAGTCCTCGATACCAAGCGTGAGGAAAGAGCACCCGATTCTTAATCGGAAGGCTGCAGGTTCGATCCCTGCCCGTCGCCCTAGGAAAGCAAGACAAGATGGCAAGCGCAAAGAAGAAGGCAGACGACAGCACACCTACGAAGAGCGATCTCGGTGACGATTTCGTTCAGGATCTCATCAAAGATCTGAACCGCGAGCACCAGACACGTGTGGCGTGGAATCTGTCAACTGACATGTCGCCGACGCACATCAAGCGGTGGGTGTCGACCGGAAGCATCCAGCTTGACTACGCGGTCGCCAACAAGCGCGGCGGCGGCCTCCCTGAAGGTCGCATCATCGAGATCTACGGCAAGCCAAGCATCGGCAAGTCACACATAGCGGCGCAGATCTGTCGAGCGTGTCAGCGAATGGGCGGCATCGCCGTCTACATCGACACCGAGAACGCAGTCAACCCTGAGAACCTGCGCGCGCTCGGCGTCGACGTCAGCAAACGCTTCGTCTACGTCGAGACCGGGTGTGTCGAGGACACGTTCCAGGTCATGGACTCCATCATCACGAAGACGAAGGCTGCGAACAAGGACGTGCCCGTCGTGATCATCTGGGACTCGGTCGCCGCCACGCCTGCGAAGGCGGAACTTGAGGCGGAGTACACACAGGAGAGCATCGGCTTGCAAGCGAGACAGCTCAGTAAGGGTTTCCGCAAGATCACACAGCTCATCGGCAACCAGAACGTCACGCTCGTCTGCCTGAACCAGATCCGCACGAAGATCGGCGTGATGTTTGGCGACCCCATGACGACCCCAGGTGGCCTGTCGTTGCCGTTCCATGCCAGCACGCGCATCGCGTTGTCCGGCGGCACGCAGATCAAAGGCAAGAATGACGAGCTCATCGGCATCAACGTCATCGGCACCGTCATCAAGAACAAGGTTGCCGCTCCCTTCCGCAAGATCCTCTTCCAGATCCACTTCGGACGTGGCATCGTCGAGCACGAGGAGTTGTTCGACGTTGTGCGTGAGTACTGCGACAAGAACAAGATCGAGAAGGACGGGAAGCTGCTGTCCATCTCAGGCACAAGCTCATGGAAGGAGCTCAACGTCGCTGACGCCAAGACCGGCGAGGTGCTTGTCGAGAAGAAGTTCTACAAGGGGGACTTCGGCGACATCATGCGTGATCCGCAGTACCGCGCGTACGTCAACGACATCATCGAGGTTGCCCTCACGAAGACTCCTGAGCAGTTCAAGGCCGACCAGTACGACATCCCAACGGACGTCGATGAAAATGGATACAACGTGGTGGAGACAGACGAACCCGCCGCCGAGTGAACTACAAAGAAGGGTATGAGCCTTACCCGTCTATTCTTCAAAAAGGTTGACCCTCGCGCGACGCTGCCGACCCAAAGGAAGGGGGATGTTGGTCTCGACATCCGCTGTCTCGACGATTTCAAAGTGCCAGCTGGCAAGACAGTCAAACTGAAGACCGGTCTGATGCTCGCGAAAGCACCTGAGTCCGGCTTCGGCGCGATCTTCCTGAAGATCGAGGACCGTTCCAGCATGGCTCTCAAAGGCGTGTTCAGTCACGGTGGCATCATCGACCCAACTTACCGCGGCGAGTTCCACGTCATCCTGTTCAACTCGTCCGACGTGGATTACGTCGGCAAGGCAGGCGACAAAATCGCGCAGGGGATCGTCTACCCAGCAGCGTTCAACTACCAGTTCACGACGCTGGAATGCGTTGAGACAGACGAAGTCGAAGAGACAACACGTGGCGGCGACGGATTCGGCTCGACGGGCCGATGAAGGATCTATACCAGGAGATGCAGCATGACTCCTGACAACCTTCCCGTGCTGCTTGTGGACGCAAAAAATCTCTTTACTCGTCACTACGTGGTCAACCCCGACATGACCTCTAACGGCGCGCAGTGCGGCGGCGTGGTGGGCTTCATGAAGACTCTGCGTCGGCTTGTCTACGACCTGTCGCCATCGGTCGTCGTGATTGCCTGGGAGGGTGGCGGCTCCACTAAACGTAGAGCCATCTACTCGGAGTATAAGGCGAATCGCAAGCCAGCGCGTCTGAACCGCTTCTACGAGGATGACATCCCCGACACCGAGGACAACAAGGTGTGGCAGATGGCGATCACCGCGCGTATGCTGAAACGCTTCCCAGTGTGTCAGGTGTACGTGCCTGACTGTGAGGGTGACGACGTCATCGCGCACCTGTGCAAGAACCAGTATCGTGACCGTAAGAAGATCGTTCTGTCGAACGACAGGGATTTCTACCAGCTGCTCGACGAGCGTACAAGCGTGTATTCGCCGCAGTCGAAACGTATCCACACGGCTGAGGACGTCAAGAAGGAGTTCTTCGGCATCCAACCACAGAACTTCGCGCTCGCGAAGGCGCTCTGTGGAGACAAATCGGACAACGTGCCGGGAATCAAGGGCCTCGGGTTCAAGACGCTTGTTCAACGCATCCCACTGTTCATATCAGACGGCGAGCTCACCATCGACGACGTGCTCGCTTACGCCAACGTGCGTCGCAACGAGGCGAAGGTGATGATGAACGTCGCCGAGAACGAGAAATTGATCCGCATGAACTGGCGACTCGTTTACCTTGGATCCTCAACGCTCACGCATTCTCAGGCGGCGATCGTCGAGACCATTCTGGCAGAGCATTCTCCCAAGATCGACATGCTATCCTTTATGCGCGACCTCATCGAGGTTGGCGTGCGGACGATCGAGAACCCACACGACTTCTGCAGCGCGTTCATACCGCTGACTAAACGGGCCTGAAGGAGGCAACATTGAACGAGACAACGGTCGAGAACGCGCTACCGACGGTGACGTTTGGGCAATACGGACAGCATTTCCAAAAGAAGGTCGTTCAGGCTCTGCTCTGTGACCCGATCTGGGCCGAGCAGATCTCAGAGGTGTTGGAGGCAAACTACTTCGATCTCAAGTACCTTCACTTCCTGTCAGATCGTTATCTCAACTACGCGAAGAAGTACAAGGCTTACCCTTCGCTCCAGATGCTCGTGACCATCGTCAAGGACGAGTTGAAGCAAGGGAACGACCTTGCGCTTCGCGAGCAGGTCGTGACTTACCTCAAAGGGTTGCGTGAAGCGCCTGACATGGGCGATCTACCGCTTGTGAAGGAGAAAGCGCTTGACTTCTGTCGTCGACAGTCGCTCAAGCGTGCTCTTGAGAACGTTGTTGATCAGGTTGAGGTTGGAAACTACGAACAGATCGTCGACACGATCAAGCAGGCCGTGTCAGCCGGCACCGCATCCACTCTCGGACACGACCTTTTTGAAGACGTGG